GAGCATGGTATCGGCAAGACTCAACTCTTCCGTAACCTTGCCAAGAAGCCAGCGTACGCAGACCACCTGTTCATCGAACCCATCGACTGTTCGCAGTTGAGCGACGGTTCTGTGTTCATGCCCGACATCGACCGTGAAGCGGGTGTATCCCGTGAGCTACCCAACGAGCGGCTTGGTGTCAGTAAGTTAAATCGCCATGGCGTAGCTGGCTCGCGCCCAATCATGTTGTGCTTCGATGAGGTCGGCAAGACCACACGCTATATGCACAACATACTCGCACCACTGATCTACGAGGGGCGTGTCGGTGACTACTACTTCCCCAAGGGTAGCCTGATCATGTGCGCTACGAACCTCACCATCGAGGGCTTGGGTGATGTGATCCAAGAGCACATCATGGACCGGCTGACCCCTATCAACGTGCGCAAGTCTACTGCCGAGGAGTACGTGCAGTATGCGCAGGGTGCGGGTGTGCACCCCATGGTGATTGCCTACGTGGCTTCATATCCACAGGTTATGGAGTCGTTCATGGACTACGAGCCGGGGGGTATCCATCACGGCAAGGACTTGTCCCGTACCAATGGCAGGATCTACAACCCACGCAAGAAGGGCGGCAAGTATGCGACGCCGCGCTCCATTAACAGGATGGGGACGATCCTTACCGCGCATGAGACCAAGGGTAAGACTGACGAGTTTACTTTGGAGATGTTGCTGACTGGTGCGGTGGGTCGGTTGGTGGCGACCGAGTTCATGGCGTTCCGTGCGTTGGGCGAGAGTAACTGTTCGATTGCCCGTGTGCTACACGACCCGCTGACTGCGCCGGTATCTGACAACAAGATGGCGCAGATCCAGCAAGCGATGAAGCTCCTGTCCGTGATCGACAACCGCACGGATGCGCAGTTGGCGTGTGCGTATGTGCGGCGCATGGCGCGTGAGGTGCAGTGCATGTTCGTCAATGGCGTGACGGGGAGCAACCGCAAAGCTATCTACCTGACGCTGGCTGTGTTCCTGCAAATGCAGAACGACGCCAAGATGATGCTCTAAACAGGAGGCGATGATGAGTCTACATTCATGGGATAGATTACCGCTCGACATGCGGATAACCGCAGTCAACATCGACTGCGCTAGGCATCCGAAGTTCGCCGTCATGGCGGGCGTGATCATGATGGGGCAGAACAAGATCAAGCAGATCAAGACTGCCGCCACCAATGGCCGGGACGTTCACTACGGTGAGACGTTCTCTCTTGGACTGGACCGCAAGCAACTGCGGTACTTGGCGCTACATGAGAACGGACACAAGGCTCTGATGCACTGCGTCCTGCCCATGTACAAACAACTATCCAAGAAGTATCCGAGGCTGACCAATCAGGCGCAGGATTACGTGATCAATGGATGGATCGAGGAACTGGACCCCAACTTTGAGTTCGTGGATCGACCGTGCGAGGGCCTGTGTATCGACAAGCGGTTCGACGGGATGTCCTTCATCGACATCATGAAGATACTGATCAAGGAGGCAGAGGAACGCGGCGACGACCCAACAGAAGAAAAGGATGGCGATCATGACTTCGACGAACACATCGACGGCGACCAAGACTTTGCGCCAGAGGAGCAAGAGCAGATCCAGAAGGAGGTTGATAGCGCACTGCGTCAGGGCGAGTTCTTGGCGCGCAAGCTGGCCGGTAAGGGGTCGGGGGGCCGGGACATCTTTGGGCTGGCGCAAGACCGGAGCACCAACTGGATCGACCCTATGCGGGAGTTCATCGAGGAGATGACTCGCGGGGATGAGAATGGCCGGTTGATACCGCCCAACAAGCGCATGTTTGCAAGTGGCTACATCTTCCCCTCACGCTACGACGAGACGGTCGGGGACTTGGTTATCGCATGCGATACCTCCGGGTCCATGGGTCCGTACTACACGCTGATCTTCGGCGAGGTGGCGCGTATCTGTCAGGACACCAAGCCGCAGAGCGTACGTGTCCTGTGGTGGGACTCAGCAGTGTGTCACGACCAAGTGTTCAAGCCAGACGATTACGGCAGTATCGCCACGCTACTCAAGCCCAAGGGGGGCGGCGGCACCGAGCCGCAGTGCGTGGTGGACTACATGAAAGCTAAAGAGATCAAGCCCAAGGCGATGATCTGGATCACAGACGGTTACATCGGTGGTGAACCACACAACGAAGTGCCAGCGTTGTGGGGTGTGGTGGGGAACGACCGCTTCGTTCCCCGGTTTGGCAAGTTAGTACGTATCCCAACGGAGCTTTGATTATGGACATGCAGATCCCTCGCTACAACATCGACACCTGCGCAGTACTGGTGGAGTTCAACGCCAGCGTGTGGACAGCACGCAAGCTGGACAAGTCCACGACTGAGGAGGTTGTTACCAACAAGAACGCGGCGGCTAAGGATGCCGCACGTGTGAACAAGAACCTGCTGGCCGGGCGCACAGAACTGGATAAGATCCAGCAGATCGTGAACGCGGCGCGTACCTACCTCAACGACAACACCCTGCCGTGGTCTAACAATGGACAGCGCATGCTCCCGCAGGCTACTTTCCTAGAGGTGGACAAGAAGCTGACCGAGTTCGGTGATCTGTTCTGGGCCGAGGTCCGTCCGTTCATTGATGTGTATCCGACGCTCATCGTGGCGCAAGCCATGGCTCTCGGTGATATGTTCAAGCGGCAGGACTACCCTACACAGGCTGACATCTCTCAGCGCTTCGCCTTCTCTGTGAACTACCTGCCCGTACCCACGGCGGGTGACTTCCGTATCGACGTAGGCAACGCCGCGATGAACGAAGCCCGTGATGCGTGGTCGAAACGGCTTGAGAAGCTCACGGCTGAGCGGGTTGACAACGCCATGGCCGACGTTCGCTCACGCTTGAGCGACCACCTCAAGCGTATGTCAGATAGGCTGACGACAGACATCGTAGATGGACAACCGAAGGCTCGCAGAATTTACGATTCGGTTATTGACGGCGCGTTAGAACTATGCGATGTTGTCAAAGCTTTGAATGTAGTAGGTGACAAAAACCTAGAGGCCGCGCGGTATTCGTTGGAGTGTGCCCTCGTTGGGGTAACGCCTGATGAACTGCGCAAGAATGAGTACGTGCGTGAAGGTACTAAGAAGGCCGTCGATGCCATCTTGGAACAGTTTAACTTTTGACATAGGACACAGGTGATTACCTTGCAAGACATCGCATCAGCGCTCAAGTCAGCCATAAAAGACTGGGAAGTAACTAAGGAACTTAACACTATGCAAACCGTAGACACCGCTAAAGTTCACCAGTGGGACGGCGCAGTACCCACCGCAAAGCAACCCGTGGCGCACACCATCTTCAACTATGTGCGGGACAACCCGGGCATGCTCGTCGCACAGTACGTTGAGAAGTTGTCCGAGAAGGGCTTGATCCGTGGGTCAATCAGCTCGTACCTGTATCAGATGGTTGATACAAACCTGTTGTACGCAGACGCTGAGCGCAAACTGTATACACGGCACACAGAGTACAAGACCCTCAAGCAACTCAAGCCAACGCCAAAAGCAAAGAAAGCTAAGAAGCCTGTGGTTGCCAAGCCCAAGCCCGTGGTCGCACCGGAACCTGTACGCACAGTACACGTACAGCAGAAGGTTGACACCGTGGATCAGGATGTGGAGCGGATACTGTCTATGCTCAACGTGCGTACCGCACACAAGTTACGTGAGGCTCTGAACAACATCTTCAGTACGCACAAGTAAACATAAGCCGGGGCTGCATCTCGATGCGGTGCTCGCACGTGGCTTGTATATCTTGTGCGTCCCGCAGGGGCAGGGTTCCCGGCTGTGTGGTTTGTGCCCTGCCCCACTCCCTCACCGCGAACCGAGGGGGCGCGGAATATACATTCCCCCCTCACTAATTTGGAACGCCAATGGCTACGCCCGAAAGTTTAGTTAAGAAGCAGATCCGCGCAATACTCGATGAGGCGGGCGCGTACTACGCCATGCCAATTGGTAGCGGCTACGGAAACTCAGGTGTGCCTGACTTCCTTGCTTGTTGCAACGGGCGGTTCATTGGCATCGAAGCCAAGGCTGGAACAAACAAAGCTACTGCATTGCAAGAGAAGAATATCCAAAAGATATTTGACGCTGGCGGTGTTGGGTTAGTTATAAACGAACACAACCTATCTGAATTGCGGGAGCTACTTGAATGGACGATGAGACTCTAAGCCCGGGCTACGTAAATCTGCAACGTGTAGCAGAGATGTTGCAGAGTTGTTTGAAAACATCCGATGATGCGCAAGGCGTGTTCCTTTACAACAGGGGCGGTACGCTGGCAATTGTCACGTTCAATGCGACGCCGGTTGATGTGTTCAACATGGCTATACAGACGGCATACACGATAGAGAAGTCGGTAACAGAAGACATGCCACCAAAGGAGATGTTCAATTGAACATAGTGACAATAGATTTTGAGACTCGATGGGACAGCAAGGAGTACACGCTATCCAAGCTGACAACTGAGGAGTATATTCGTGACCCCCGCTTCAAGGCATTCGGTGCTTGCTTACATGACTATGGATCAGATGAAGACATCAAGTGGTACAACGGCGACGACCTGCGTGAAGCCCTTGCACAGTATGACTGGACCAAGACCGCAATCCTTGCGCACAACGCACAGTTCGATGTCGCCATCCTTGAGTGGAAGTACAATTGTCACCCAGCTTTTATCCTTGACACGCTCAGCATGGCGCGCGCCCTGCGTGGAGCAGAAGCAGGGAACTCACTCGCAAAGCTAGCGTCTGACTTCCGTCTGCCGCCCAAGGGTAAGGCGGTGCACGACACGAACGGACTGCAAGAGATCACGCCAGAGATCGAGGCCGAGCTAGCGGCGTACTGTGCACACGATGTGGAGTTGTGCGAAGCAATCTTTGAACGCCTGTCCGTTAACTACCCCGCCAAAGAGTTGCGTCTGATCGACATGACTCTGCGCATGTACACCCGCCCCATGCTGTTGCTTGATGGCGGCATGTTGATCAACGCAATCAGTCAAGAGTCCAGCTATCGGACTGAACTACTGGAGAGACTCAATGTTAAGGAGGAAGACCTCGCGTCGAACCAGAAGTTCGCATCGTTACTGGAGAGTGTTGGGGTTGAACCGCCGCGTAAGCTTAGTAAAACAACTGGTAATCAGACGCTTGCGCTCGCTAAAACGGACGCCCTCTTTCAAGCGATACTTAACGGAGAGAATGAACCGGCTGCTCTACTCTGCGAAGCCCGACTTAAAGTAAAGTCAACGAGCGAACGAACCCGAGCGCAACGATTCTCGGACATCAGTAGACGCGGCGCTCTGCCTGTGCCGCTCAGCTATTACGGGGCGTCAACGGGACGGTGGACTGCGAGCAAGGGGTCTGCTATCAACATGCAGAACCTCAAGCGTGGGTCGTTCCTGCGCCGTGCAATCATGGCACCGGAGGGGTATCAGTTAGTAGTCGGTGACCTGTCGCAGATCGAGCCGCGTGTGCTGGCGTGGCTGGCTGACTACCAAGATATGCTGGACATCTTCCGCTCTGGCGCTGATCCATACGCACAGTTCGGCGCGAAGATGTTTCGTATCCCGGGCATGACCAAGGAGTCGCACCCTGACCTGCGCCAGTCTGCCAAGTCTGCGCTACTGGGGTGTGGGTACGGTCTGGGCTGGCAGTCGTTTGCGTCTCAGTTGCTGGTCGGCTTCCTCGGTGCGCCGCCTGTGCGGTACGACAAGAAGTTTGCCAAGACGCTTGGCGTGGGTCCTGAGTACGTAAGCAAGTTTGTTTCGTGGCAAGACAACATGGACAAGCTTAACGCTATCCCACGGATCTGTAGCGACCTTGAGATACTAACGCATGCCGTAGCAAGCAAAATGATCATCGACACGTACCGCGCAACTGCATGGCCGGTCAAAGCGTTCTGGGATATGTGTACAGAACTACTGGGCGCTTCGTTGTACGGCGGCGAGCCGTACACGCACAAGTGCCTGACGTTTGAGAAGGGAGCGATCCTACTTCCCAACCGTATGTACATCCGGTATGATGACCTCAAGCAAGTAGCGGATGAGGAAGGTCGCTCGCAATGGGTCTATGGCCCGGACGAGACCAAGCTCTACGCAGGGAAGATTACTAACAATGTCACGCAAGCATTGGCTCGCATCGTGATGACTGACGGCATGCTGCGCGTGGCGAAACGCTACCCAGTTGTCGGGACAGTTCACGATGAGTTGATCTGCGTGGTGCCGGACTCTGAGGTTGATGAGGCTAAGGCGTGGGTCTTAGAACAGATGACCGTGGAGCCAATCTATATGCCGGGGATACCTCTGGCCGCTGACGTTGGCGCACACCGTCGATATGGGGATGCAAAGAAGTGATACCGGACAACGTACTGATAGGAAACAAACTGTACACAGTGCACGTGCTCGACCATCTAAAGCACGATCACCTTGGGTATATCGACTACGACAGACAAACAATCGAGGTATCACGCTACCGATTCGACAACACAGAAGTAAGTCCCAAAGAACTAGAGCATGCGTTCTGGCATGAAGTAACCCATGGAATACTCAAAGACATGCACCACAAACTAGAGAGTAATGAGAAGTTTGTTGATGCGTTCGGCCTGCGGCTGGCGCAGATCCAGCGCTGGATGCGGGGTGAGAGATGAAGCCGGTAACGTGGAGCCACTCAAGTCTCAAGGACTTTGAGGGATGCGCGCGCCGGTATCACGAAGTCAAAGTGCTGAAGAAGCACCCGTTCCAAGAGACCGACGCTACCCGCTACGGCACCGAATTACACAAAGCCGCTGAGCTATACGTTGCTAAAGGCACGGAGTTGCCCGAGCAGTTCGGGTTCATCCAGCCAACACTCGACGCATTGCTTACCAAGACTGGGCGCAAGCTACCCGAGTATCAGATGGCGCTGACCAAGGAACTCAACCCATGCAAGTGGGACGCCGCCAACATGTGGGTGCGCGGCATCGCTGATCTGCTGATCATTGACGACGATGGGTTGACTGCATGGATTGCTGACTACAAGACAGGCAACAACAAGTACCCAGATCGTGATCAATTGAAGCTGATGTCTCTGCTTGTGTTCGCGCACTTCCCACACATACGCAAAGTTAATTCGGCTCTGTTATTTGTTGTGAAGAACGACATGGTGACCATGACCATGGACCGGGAGGACATCGAGCCGTTGTGGTGGGAGTACAGGGAGCGCATCGCCAAGCTGGAGGCGGCGTTTGCTAATGACGTATGGAACCCAACGCGCACCCCGCTATGCGGTTGGTGCACGGTTAAGTCGTGCGAGTTCAATCCCAAACACTAAGCAACAGTATGAAATGTCCTGAATGTTTGTGGCCGATGAAGACTAAAGATACGCGGCAGTGGAAAGATACAGCCAGAGATTTTGATTGGGTTGAGCGGCGCAGGGTATGTTCTTTATGTAACTACCGGATTATGACAATCGAGATGCCCAAAGAAGTCTGGGCTAAATATACGGAGGGCAATGATGACCAAGGGTGAAGCATGGCGCGAATGGTGGATGGAGAAACACGGCAAGCACATGCCGATGGGTGGGTATCACCCGATGGAAGGAGCTATATATGACGCATTTACCGCAGGATGGGAAGCCAGAACCGCCGACTTGTCAGCAGTGCCGAATAAAACCAGCGACGTTCAAAACCCCGACGACAAACGGCAAGGGGTTTAGATGGAAGTGTGAGACTTGCTACAAACGATTGGCTTTGAGTGGCTTTAAGGAGAAGCATGTATGAAAGCAGACGACATACAAATAGGTGGTGATCACTACAAAGAGATGGGCGTCCCGCCATGGGATGTGATGCAAGCGGTGTTGACCCACGAAGAATTCGTTGGGTTCCTCAAGGGCAACATCATCAAGTACGCCATGCGTCAAGGCAGGAAAGATTCTGACGATGCAGGCAAGTGCGTCCACTACAAGCAGAAGCTGGCCGAGGTGGAGAAGGAGGGTGGATGGTGAATAGAGAAGACATTATCCGCATGGCGGTGGAGGCGGGTGCTAGAGATTGTGCTAACCCGGACAAGTGGGATATCTGGGAAATTCAAGACACAGACCTTGAACGCTTCGCTGCCCTGATCGCCGCGCATGAGCGAGAGGAGTGCGCCAAGTGGGCTGAACTTGTGGCGCGGGAGATTGACAACACGAACAACACCGCGACTTACATTGCATCCGGTATTCGCGCAAGGGGAGAGAAATGAAATACGAAGATATTAAAGATTTTTATGAGCGGTGCAATAAACACCCTGACCACCAGAGCGGCATGATCTCGTACAGAATGATTGAGCGACGACTGCAAGAGGAGATCGAGGAATTGCGCCAATATATTGAACAACGAGAGCAGTCAAGGCAAAAGCCTGTGGCATGGATGCATACAATCATCAAAGACAACGTAATTGCTCACCGCCCATCCGACTTAAAGCGGCACCCGGAGCGGTGGACTGCGCTGTATCCCGCCCCACAACCGTGCCCAACGTGCCAATCGTTAGCCCGGACAGTGATGATGGACCAGACCGGCTATGACCCGCGCCCGTGGGTCGGGCTGACTGATGATGAGATCAAAGAAATTATAGGGCCGTGGGGGGATACGCCAATCAAAGGCTACACCCGCAAACTATTTGACCAGATTGAAACCAAGCTGCGAGATAAGAACACATGAGGTGGCTCATGCTCTGCCTTCCCTTGTTTGGGTGCGGACCAACCTGTACAGAGCAAGGCGGCAAAGTGGTTCAGGATGGGTACATCTATGTGTACCAATGGATTGATATGCAAAAGGGGATTGGTTACATGCAACCGTATCCCAATTACATATGTTTAAAGGAGAAGAACGGATGAGCGAATTAACAGAAGCCAACTTTGAGGCCATGCTTATAAAACTCCGTAAGCACTTAGATGAGACTGGTGAGAAGGCCGCTTTGACACCAAACAGTATGATTTTCAAGCCACACCAATGCCCACGATGCTTTGGGTTTTTCAAAGAGGGAGACAGGTTTTTTAATGATGAGGGGACGGTCTATCATTGGATGTGTTGGGTTCAGAAATCAAAGGAGAAGAACGGTGGATAACGAGTTAGCCCAAGAGGAACTAGAGAAGCTGATCATGAAGGTGGCGGGGCACATTGATGCGCAGGGGGAGAAGGTTTCTCTCATACCCAAGTGGGTAATGTACCGCCCCGCCGACTTGGAAGCACTTGGGCTTACACACGAAGATATTGTTAAGTTAATCAAGGAGAATCACGATGCCACTTAAACCACACCCAACTGACCCAGACAAACTTGTATTTACAGCAGGTGATTACGCAGCACCAACCTACTTCACAGCAGAACACGCCATGAGCATGACCCTGCGCGATTACTTTGCAGGACAGGTAGTGCAAGGGTTTATACAACAAGAACTTATTACGCCAACGTACGAACAAATGGCAGACGCTTGCTACAAACTTGCAGACGCAATGCTGAAGGCGAGAGACAAGTGAGATACGGAATCCTTGACGACGAAGGCAAGGTGATCCGGTGGGTGTGGCACCCCCCGCCATACCCTCACATCGTGCAGAAAATCAAGCGCAAACGTAAACCCAAGTTGGACTTGTCCAACGTACCGGAGGCATTGTTTTAAATGGACGACCCGATCATTAACTACATACAGAAAAACGGAGAGTGTGCGGCATCCGATATAAAGATTGCTGGCTATTCGCTCGCCGCTGTTAAAACTAAAGTGCTAACACTATACAAAGCGGGGGTGCTGACGCGCCGCGCTGAACCCATACGCGAAGGGCAAGCGCGCTTCCATTGGGTGTATGAGTTGTCTGGTGTTTCACCCAAACAAAAGTCAAAGAGCGACAGGCTCTATGAAAGACTCAAACTTTCCGCGTTAAAGAACGAACCTTCTTACGCATACCACTTACGCAACCTACCAAGGGATCAACATGGAACCAACTAAGACTGCACACGTTACACCATGGGGCAAGGTGTGGACACACGGCGCTGATGTAATGAAGACCTTCAAACAATTCGGGTTTGTCCCGCCAAGTGAGTACCGCGATGACTACCTCTTCAAAATCAACAGAGACAACGGACGAGTCGAAGATCCAAACAAAACATGTGGCTGACGCTTGGCTTATTAACTACGGACCCGACTGGGTATCAGAGGATGAGATAAAAACAGACCCGTTCTTCTACGGACGCATCCACGATCTGATGGGGCGCGGGTTTCTTGAATCTCAGTTCATGCTTTACACGAATAGGTTGCACTACAGGTTTATTCCGTATGGAAATAGTTGATAACAAAGCTCTGCTTTTCAGGACGCGCAAGCCTGAGAAGTACAGCATCATCCCCAAGCACAAGGTGCTGGACCCCGACGAAGATGGCATCTATCAGGTAGCCGTGTACTGGGGGCTGGATGAAGCGCGGGTGCTGCGCAACCTCGGCGTCAAGGATGTACCGTCGCCCATCACGGCACGGTACGGCTGGCCCGGGCGGTACAAACCCATGCAACATCAGGTCGAGACGGCGGCTTTCCTGACGCTATACCGCAGGGCGTTTTGTTTCAACGACCCGGGCACAGGCAAAACTATGTCTGCGCTATGGGCGGCTGACTACCTGATGGAGCGCGGGTACGTGCGCCGTGTGCTGGTGTTGTGCCCGTTGTCGATCATGCAGTCGGCGTGGATGCAGGACATCAACAACACGATCATGCACCGTAGCGCCATCGTTGCTCACCATCAGCAAGCGTCTCGGCGTATCGAGATGATTCAAGGTGACTACGAGATTGTCATCACCAACTACGATGGGCTGGCGCTGATTGCGAAGGAGATTGAAAACGACGGCAGGTTCGACCTGATAATTGTTGACGAAGCCAACGCATACAAGAACTCCACAACACGTAGGTGGAAAGCACTGGCGTCAATCATCAGACCGGATACGTACCTGTGGATGATGACGGGTACGCCTGCTTCGCAGTCACCCGTGGATGCGTACGGTCTGGCTAAGCTGGTCAACCCCAACGGGATACCGAAGTTCCTGACAGCGTGGCGTGAGCAGGTAATGAACAAGATCACCATGTTCAAGTGGGCACCCAAGCCCGACGCCTCGATCCAAGTACACAAGGCGTTGCAACCAGCAATCCGCTTCACTAAGGCTCAGTGCTTGGACCTGCCGCCCGTGGTCACGGTCACCCGCGAAGTGCCCATGACTCCACAGCAGAACAAGTACTACAAGCAACTCAAAGATCAGTTGATGGTCTATGCGGCAGGCGAAACAATCAGCGCAGTCAACGCTGGAGTGGCAGTAAGTAAACTGCTACAGATAAGTTGTGGTGCCGCGTACACCGACGACAAGGAAGTAGTTGTGTTCGACGCTGGCCCGCGCATGGCTGTGCTGGAGGAGATCATGGAGGAGACGGATCGCAAGGTGCTGATCTTCGCCATGTTCCGTACCAGTATGGACAGCATTGCCGCGCACCTAACGAAGCACGGGTATACCAACGAGCAGATCAACGGCGACGTTAGTCCGAGCAAACGCAACCGGATCATCCATGACTTCCAGAACACGGACAACATCCGGGTGCTGGTCATGCAACCGCAAGCGGCGGCGCATGGGTTGACGCTGACTGCGGCTGACACGGTGGTGTTCTATGGTCCGCTCATGTCTGTCGAGATGTACACACAGTGTATTGCTCGCGCTGATCGCAAAGGTCAGGACTCAGACAAGGTGACTGTGGTGCACATCCAGAGCAGCACAATCGAGCGCGATCTATTCACAGCGATGCGCAACAAGGTGAACGACCACACCATGCTGGTCAAACTTTTCAGCGAGGAAGTCAAACGATAAACATCACTTGCGTTCCCCAGAATTTACCCGTAAACTGTCAAACACTAGACAAGGAGAAGTAGATGCCTGACGAAGCCAACGATTTGGCGGTAGTACCTATGGACAAACTCGCCAAGGTGTACCGTAAGATGGCAACACGCATTCAGTTGCTCACCTCTGAGTATGAGAATTCCGTTGAGGAGATCAAGGCTCAGCAGGAGCAGATCAAGAATGCTATGAAAGATCAGATGCTTGCCCTCGGCATAGCGTCCGTGCGCACGACCGAAGGCACCGTAACGCTGTCTACCAAGACACGTTACAACACGCAGGACTGGGATGCCTTCAAGCGCTTCGTTGTCACCAACGATGCGGTCGATCTTCTGGAGAAGCGAATCCATCAAACCAACATGGCTTCGTTCCTTGAAGAGAATCCCGGTTCAGTTCCCCCCGGACTCAACTCCGTGCAGGAGTACGCAGTCTCTGTTCGCAAACCCACTAAGTGAGGCTATATGTCTAACGTAACTATGTTCAATCCGTCCCAAGTCCCCGCCCACGTTCGTGCACGCGGCGAGCTTTCTGCCATGGCTAAGTCACTGGCAGGTGGCGCAGTCGGTGGGGGCAAGCGCATCTCCATCAAGGGCGGTGTGTTCCGTCTCATGTCTGGCGGCAAGGAGATCGCGGCTATTGAGGATCGATTCCTTGATGTCGTGTTCGTCAACGCCGCGCCTAACATTGGTCGTATCTGGTATGCAAAAGCCTATGACGGTGACGCCAACGCCCCTGATTGCTGGTCTGCTGACGGCAAAACTCCCAGCCCTGATGCGGCTAACAAGCAGAGCGACTCCTGCGACGGATGCCAGAAGAACATTGCTGGTTCGGGTCAGGGTAATTCTCGCGCTTGCCGTTTTCAGCAACGTCTTGCTGTTGTGCTTGCTAATGATGTGGGCGGGGATGTTCTCCAGTTAGCGCTCCCGGCTACGTCTCTGTTTGGCAAGGGCGACAACGACCAGCGCCCACTTCAGGAGTACGCGCGATATCTGGCGGCGCAGAACGTAGACCCATCTGACGTTGTTACTCGCATGAAGTTTGATACCAAGAGTGAGTCGCCCAAGCTCACGTTTAAAGCCATGCGCTGGATTGACTCTGATGAGCAAGAGACAATCAAGTCGCAGGGTGAGTCGGACGATGCAATCAAAGCAGTCACCATGACGGTTGCAAAGATTGACAACGTGAAGGCTCCGGCCCCATTGTTCAACACTCCGCGTCCGGCACCTGCCCCCAAGGCTGAAGCCAAGGCAGAGTCCAAGGTCAGCAAACCCGTTGATCTGGTCGCAGACGAAGCGGAGGAGCCGGTCGTGCGCAAGGAAGAGAAGAAGCCTAGCGCAGTGCCAGCAAAGAAGAATAGCCTAGCGGCTATGGTTGACGATTGGGACGACGAAGCTTAAAGGGCAGGGGGCTTACGCCCCCTGAATATTCAGATGGCATATTCACAAAAACTAATTGATGAAGTTGCCGCCGCCCCCAAGACGCTGGGCAACCAGCTTGGGCGGTGGGCAATACATCGTGACTTCTCCGTCTTGCGCGTGGCTCACATCACTGGCGCATCTCGGCAATCTGTTTACAACTGGTTCAGCGGCGGGGAGGTGTTCGTGGCGTATCGACCGATAGCAGAGGCGTTAATCCAGATCTTAAAAGCCAACGTCGATCCTGACGTTGCGTACGATGAAGCATGCAAGGCGTTCAAGTTAAACCCGTAACTCGGAAAGTTCATGACACTACCGCTGAAATTTCTAGCGGAGGTTCTGCCGTCCCCGGGAGATGGGTACTACTGCGCGGTGGAGCTTTCAAATACTAAAGAACATGTCTTTGTAAAACAAATTGAGGAGATTGACCAGTCAGTTGAGGACTGGTTGCAGAAGCGCTACGACGTTTACTTTGCGCTGGCTACATTCAAGACGGCAGAGAATCGCCGCGCAACGAATGCTTTCCAGATTCGTTCGTTCTTTCTGGACATGGATGGGTATGACACACGCAAGGAAGCGGCGCTATCACTAGCGGCATTTCTTGACAAGACAACGCTGAGTGATCTGGGTACACCGTGGTTGGTTAACTCTGGCGGTGGACTGCATGTGTATTGGCCGCTCACCGAGCCGGTCGATGTTGTTGATTGGAAGCCTGTAGCAGAAGATCTCAAACGCCTGTGCAAGCAGGAAGGTTTGCGTATCGACATGACTGTCACGGCTGATGCGGCGCGGGTGCTTCGCATCCCGGGCACGATGAACTTCAAGAAGAAGTACGCAACTCCACGGGAAGTTAAGCTGCTTGCCGAGGGGGACAACTTCCGCTTCGATGACATCGTGAAGTGCATTGCCGATCACCTTGTCGAACCCAGCCTGATGGGTGCGCCCCCGCTCCAACTCCCCGGCACAAGACCTGCGCCTAAAGATACGAGCGCGGCTAAGCTGACGCTGATCTCCAATAGTGCAACATCGTTTGCGCTGATGGAGCAAAACAGCGACTGCGCTCAGATCAAGTTCTACCGTGAAAACGCCACGGAAGATGGGATGGAACCGATCTGGCGTGGGCTTCTGTCGTGGGCAAAGGTGTGTGAAGACGGCGAAGAAGCTGCCCGTGAACTCAGCGCCCTGCATCCATACGATGAAGATCGTATGCGCAACAAGCTTGCGGAGATCAAGGGTCCGTACCCTTGCCGCAAGATGGATAGCGAGACCCCGGGAATTTGTAACAGTTGCCCACACGCTGGGGCTATCACCAACCCGCTCGTCATGGGGCGAGTGGTCAAGACCGACAACACAGAGAAAGAGATACAGCTAACAGCCGATCAGATACTTGAAGCAGACGAAGATGAGGACGAGCCACAACTTGCCTCGACACTATCAATCATCAGACCCGAGCCGCCACGTGGTTACAGCTACGGAATAAACGGTGGGGTCTACGCTGAGCGGGAAGAGAAGGATGAGCAGACCAAGAAGAAGGTAAAGAAGACGGTTCAGATTCTGCCGTACGATTTGTTTGTGGTTCACATTCTTAAACAGGAGGCAGACCACTTAGTTAACTTAGCCGCGACACGACCCGAAGGCACAACGATCATCAACATGCCGCAGAAGTCGGTGGTCAGTAAAGAAGAGACGGTCAAGTGGCTGGCTAACCAGAACGTGCTGGCGTCATTCGGTCAAGGCAACGACAAGAATCTATTCGACTACGTGCGTGCTTCTGTGGAGCAGGCGTCACTCACTAAGCGGGTGCTCAATGTGCCGAAGCAATTCGGCTGGCAGGAGGACGAGTCCTTTGTCTACAACGAGCGTGTGTTCTACAAGAACGGTACGGTGGTCAACATCCCCATGCCGGGGCTTGAGAACATCAACCGCAACACTTGTGGGCGGGGGGATCTTGACTCTTGGCGTGACGCTTGGACCACGATTTTTATCAAGCGCAAGATGTATGACCTGCTGGCCTGTGCCATGGACAGCTTTGGTTCTATTCTCATGCAGTTCACTCAGTTTGAGGGCTTTGTCTGGCACCTTGGTGGTAAGACATCTGGTACAGGTAAGTCTCTCACACTTAGCGCCAAGGCTGGGGTCTGGGGGCATCCGGTGCGCTACCGTACAGGCAAGGGCACATCGCCCGTAGCCATGCAGAACCGCGCCGGTATGTTGAACAGCATGCCCTTGCTGATTGATGAGATCACCAGCACTCAGCGTGACAACATGGAGTGGGCACCGGGCTTTATCTTCAATCACACAGAAGGTCAGGGCAAGGAGCGCATGGAGTCGAGCGCCAACAAGGAGCGGATCAACGACACCAACTGGCACTCGACTGTGACTATGACCTCTAACGAGGTGCTGACCGACTACATGGCAGGCGCAAGGAAGTTCAGTTCCAACGGCGAGCTTCGCCGGTTCTTGGAGTGGACGCCCAATGTTGCGTTGCAATGGAACTCGCAGGAGTTAGAAGCGGTTCGCGCCTTGAAGATGCACTTCGGTGTAGCGGGTGAAGCGTTCATCCGGTGGGTGGTGCGCAACCAATCAACGGCTCGCCGGTTGGTTGAGGAAACGTACGACCAACTCAGGAGTGAGATGGGGTTCTCTGGTGATGAGCGCTACTGGAATGCTGGCACAGCAACCACGGTGGCGGCGGCGATTCTTACGAGCAGACAGTACAGCAAGATCATTGATGTGCCGGTGCTCAACATTATCGACTCGCTCAAAGACAAGGTGAACCACTCGCGCACGGTGATCAGGAACAGCGTCCGTACTGCGGAGGATGTACTGAACGCCTACACCCGGGACAACTACGGTGGGTTCATTGTCCTCAAGCGCCAGCCAAACGGCGATACTGCCGCAAGCTGGGGCGACGGGTCGATGTTCAGCGGTCCAGTTATCCGGTCGAAGATCCTTGGGCGGGTTGAGTTTGAGGTCACCAAGGAAGGCTACGTGGACTACTTCATTGAGGAGCAGTTGCTCAAGGAGCACTGCGTCAGCATGAGCTACGGCTACTCGGACTTTAAGTTTGAGCTTAGCAAGAACTACGTGGTGACGACCGTCAAGAAGGACATGCTGGCGCGAACCAAGGGACCAATGCTACGGGTCAACGCTCTACACATCTGTCGCAAGAAGACGCATGAAGCTGAAGATTCACTACCCGTGGAACCAACTGAAACGTAACCAAGCGTTCTTTGTCCCCGGGCTAGACACAGACAAGGTGCGAGAGATGACGCTACGCGCAAGCGTAGCTCAGCGCATGCGTCTGCTAGCTACCCCGGGGATAAAGGACGGACTCATTGGGGTGCTGTTCGTGCGTAAGCGCTGAGCATTGTCTGCGCCAGCTTGTTTTGCGCAGCTATGATGTTCTTGATTTGCGCGTCCTTCTGTTCAGTAGTTAAGCTGGGCCGCGCCTCAATATTACGGCGCAGTTCGGCCAGCTTACCGATCCGGTTCTCAACTGCACCAGCCATCTGCGACAAGTTGATGTCCGATCTGTGCGAAGCTAAGTAAGCGTTTGCGTCTTCAGTACGCCCTTCAGCCAGCATCTTCTTGTATGTTTTGCGTGCCATATCAATCTCTTGCATGCGGCGGTACGCTTCATCAATAACCCCACGCCCTTCTGCTGGCTGGAACAACGTACCAATAACCCGCATCTCACTCAAACCCTTGGTACGCTCTTGAACTTGCTGCCCTCTGCCAAACGGAAGCACCGCCGCAAGGTCGGAGATCAACATCCCAAGCGCCCCGAAATGTCCACGGATCAGGTGATCAATCTGTACTGGCGACAGCATGTTGGCTTTGCCAAGTAGCTCAGCGCCAGCCGAAGTGCCGGGGCGTACGCGCTCACTCTTTTCTACAGCAAGCTCACGCGCAGATTCAATCGGCCCACCAAACAGGGACGTACCCAGAAAGACTTCAAGCCCCGGTTTAAATGCGGCAGGTACTGGCGTGAATGGGTTCGACTGCTCAAGCAGTTTGAAGATTCCGCGAGCAGCGTTCTCGGCTGTGTCGTTACCTTTGAGCGTGTTGTATATCGCTTCCGGTACAGCTTTGAAGATAAGCCCGATCTCAAACGGGATCGGCACACGGATCAGATCGCCCTTCGGGTCCATTGGGTTGACGATGAACCAGTTGCCGTAGCGCTCTTCGGGCTTGGCTTTCTTGTACCTCTCGTCATCTTCCATATACGCTGCGTAAGCAATTGTGCTGGCGGACATCAGCAAAGCGCGTTGGAAAAACTTGGAGCGGATGCGCATCTGCTGCTCAAACGGCATCTTGCCCTGTGAGCTACGGTAAAGAACGTCCAGACCCTGAAGCTGTGCGTTAAGGAAGGGGATGACTGCCGCCGCCATTTGCAAACTTGAGCTAGTTCCACGGCGTGTAAAGTTCTGCGACTCCAGCGTACGAAGCAGAGCTTCTTGCTCTGTCATCCCTTTCCTGATCGAGTCTTCGTAGATTGTGATCCGGGTTGTGGCGTCACCTGCCAGAGACAATGCGTCCAGCTTACCAATGAGTTTCGTCCAGCCTCTCTTGCCGGTGGCAATCTGCTCGACCAAACGCTGAGCGTCTTCCTTGCCGCCAGTAAACACAAGGTTACTGACAGCACCGGACTCCATAAGCTGCTGCGCTTTTGCGCTTCTGCCAGAAGCCAACGCAACGCCTTGCTTCAAAGCGCTGAGTACGGGGATGCTGCTTGTACCCGTGGTGAAGAAGGAGTTCATCGAGTCGCGCACAACTTGGCGCAGGGCATAGACTGGGTTGCGTGTTACGAACTTGCGCAGAACATCAGCCGGGAACCCCATCGCCCGGACAACTGAAGGGATCATTGTCTTGATACCTTCCATACCCTCGACAATCAGCTTTGCTGGTATGCCAAACTGATCCGTGTCAATGACAATCACATGGTCTTCGCCGTTGACTTTGAACCGGACAACATCTTTGCCAGACAAGTTCTTCTTAGCTTTGCCAATATAGCTAGCCATACCAAGCTTGTTCAGCACAAACGCTGACTCTTTGATTGCTTGGTTCCGTAGCGCCATGTCCGTCAGCAAGAACGTGTTCTGTACGGCGCTATCAAAAATCCCCATGATCTTCTGTTCACCGCCAACCAGTTCCTGTAGGCGTGGCTCATCCTTTATGTTGCCAATCCGCACTGGCTTCACCGTCTTGTCCAGTTCCAGCAAGAGGTCGCCGCTCTTATTGTCTACACGGTAGTACGGAACGTATGGTTTGCTGTTGAGTTCTTGAGCAAGCGCTTTGGTTATCGTGCCTGTCTGCTCCAAGAAGTTGATCAACCCCTTGTTGTACTCAGTGTAGATAGCCTCTGCGTTCTTGAACGCGGTCAACGCCTTGGGATTGGCGTTGATGATCTGCATTACGTTGTTGTATTCCGTCTTGGCTTTTGCCGGGTTCCCTACGTTAACCTTGTCCCAGCCCACTACGTTGGCACGCTGCCCAACCATGTATACGGTGAAGTAGTTCTCCAGCTTGTCGGCTTTGATGCCAGACTTGTTGAGTTCTTTAGCTACGTCTTGCAGGTTTGCACCCTTGACGCTGCGGTAGATGTATTGCACACCCTTGGCGGTAACGTCTTTGACTAGTTGCAACGGACCATTGGTTAGCGCCATACCCGCAAAGTGGTTGCGCTGCTGCCCCATACGCAAAGCAAACTGCACATTGCCCGCTTCGGTTGAGTCGATGATGCCCTGCTCAAACCCTTTCTTCAGCGCTTCGTCCATGCTGGCGTAGCTATCCAACGCCTTCTGTCTGGCAGCAAGCCCAGCCGTACCTTTAAACGTATTTCGTAGTGCTTGGACGTTTGATGTTTTGCCAGCGACAAACGACTCGTTGGGTGCTTTAGCAATATCAAAAACAGTTTCACTGCCTTCATGCAGCATGGCAGGGGAAACAAAAGTTCCGTCCCCACGTATTACAGAGTCAAGCCCGCGATAGAGCGCTGACTCTGAACGCAAGCCGAGTATTCTCTTGGCTCCTTCCAACATCTGACGAAGCCAGTTACGCGCACGCTCTTGCCAGCTTTCTGCTTGAGCGCGCTTTTGCAAAATTTCGGTGGCCTTGACTGCCCAGTATTCGCTTGCGTTGTACAAGTGGTAGTGTTCGTCGCGCGTCAGTATCCCGCTACTAAACATGGATCGCGCATTTGCCTGCGCTCTAGCGTTTCCTGTTTGAGCTTCCGCGATAAAGCGCAAAGCTCTTTCCCTTGCCATACTCAAAAGAACATCTTGCGGTATCTTCAAACCACTGACGCGCTCAGCCAGCACCCGCAGCATGTTTTGAGGATTGAATGGGTCGTAGTTCCAGCGGGTCTCCATGTAGTCAGACACAACATCTAAGGCGTTCTGTGTTGTGGTGCCGTTCTTTATCGCGGCCTTGATTCGCGCGTCTCTGTCTTTAACAGCGTCTGCTAGCGCTTTTGCAAATACGCGGGCGTACTGTCTGCGGATGCCGTTTTGTATATCGGCAGGCATCATGCGTTCTGTGTGATGCAGAATCTCATGTACGGCAGTCGATGTGTCGGCGGCTCCCGTAAACAAAGTCATCAGGCGCCCAAAAGAACCGTACTGCCCAGCAGATCCTACTTCTTGTTCGTTTGCAGCGCGAACAGAAATGGCAAGATCGGTGGCTAAATGTGGGTTAGCGTTTAGTAACCAAAGCGCAAACTCAACAACTGGGTACTCTAATGCACCAGACCTACGTGCCCGCAACAATCTTTCGCGGACCCAATCCTCACCGCGCTCACGCCCGCGCATAACACGGTTGTATTCGTTTTGCCTGCGTTGTTCACGAGCTGCCATAACTCGTGCCATCAATCCATCAATTCTAGCGGCGTGCTCTGCTTCTGTTATCCGCCCGTCTGCAAGCATTCGATCAAAGCCGCGCATGAGTTGCTCGACCCGAATGCTCGGTAGCCTTGTGTGTGGATATGTTGCATACGGATCGCCCGTTGGCGGCGTTGCAAGTTCGGCAGGCGCAGCTTCCGGTTCAGCTTCCGGTTCAGCTTCCGGTTCAGGTGACCGAGCAATAGGAGGACCGCCCTCCTCAGCAGTTTCCTGCTCACGCTCTCTTGCTCTGGGTGCTTCTGGCCCGCGTAGTGCGGGGCCTTTCTCTTCTTCAACAGGCGCAGGTGCTGGCCCGGGGCCGAGTTCTTCTTCCTGCTCAACTACTTGCTTGGTCTCTGTTGCTGGCTCAACTGTGTCGCGGACAAGTATGTCTTCGCCGGTCTTGTTCTTGGCTACGTCGCCAAACAGGAAGTCTTGAATGCGCGCCGAGTTATCTGGCACAACAAACAGAGACGCCCCATCCATCTGCGTCAGGTGGTTGTCCAGCAGGAACTTGTAGGATGCTTTGTCTACGTTGATGCAACCAAAGGAGTACCGGGAATCAGTCGGATCTTCTTTGGCAATTGCTGCTGCACGCATCTTTGCGTCAGATTCTTTCAGCCAGATCGAGTGGAACAGCGTGGTGCTGTACTCACCTTCGACGGCTTTATCCAGAACAAACACTTTCTGGAAGTCGTAGTCCCCTGCGGTGCGCATCTCACCCGCACTACGCTGCGCGTCGCGCAAGCCCATCTTGAACAACCCAGCCGGGGTAATCCGGTTAGCCTCAACTTCGTTGTTGCCACGGTAAAAATCTCCCATCGCTTTACCGACGAGGACTTTGTGGTCAAGGATGGGCGTGCCGTCTGGCGCAAACACAAACAACCGAGCGTTCGGTTTGTCGGCAATGATGAAGAGCTTGTTAGCTTCTTTAAGCCGCGCCTGTAGCGCAGGGTAGAGCGAAGCGTACGCTTGCTTAGCGCTGTCGGACATGCGTGCTGACACGGATGCTGGCACAGGTGCCATCACCTGCTGAACAACTGTGCGCACAACTTTCGGTGTGATGACTACAGTCTCTGGCAGGTTGATATTTGTGGCGTTGAACACAAACGATGTGGCGATCAGCGCGTGGTACAGCTTGGCAATTATCTTGGCAATGCCTTTAGCCAGTGCCGACAATCCCTTGCTGGCGTACGTCGCCAAGTCTGCGGACACACCAGAGATAAACTCAGCCGTGCCACGGGCAAACCCATAGTGATTCTCAAGAGCGCGAGTCGCGCCTTCACCAACAGCGGGCAGCGCCTCTTGAATACTGTTGGATTCTTTGGTGTTTGGTGCTTCTGCTGGCGCAGTCTGCTCTGCTGTTGCTGCTCGGGCTGACGCAGATACAGCAGTCTTGCTGTCCTCAAGAGCACTTATTAGCTCGCCAATACCGTCCTCAACATCCATTGCTTTGGTTTGCTCAAGGATGTTCTTTGCGTCCTGCTGGGAAATCAGCCCGTCTTTCTCGGCTTTCTTTGTGAGCGCGTTTACTTTTGCTTTGGTTGTTTCGGGATCAATCCGTAGATCTTCGGCCTTCTCAATCGCGGCATCAATCTTCTTGATCTTTTCTTTTTGTTCTGGCGTTTGTTCTGGAGCAGCGACCTTAACAACGCGCTTACCTTTGCGTTGAACAACTGGCTCAGTCGCTGCGCCTTGTGTTTCAGTCGCGGGTTCGACAGTTTCAGTAGGCGTAGGTGCAGCAGGGGCTTTCGCCACTCTACGAACTCTTGGCTTTGGCGCTTCTTCTGTTGTTGCAACGGTCTCTGCTGGCGCAGGTGCGGCTTCCTGTTCAACAGGTTTCTTGCGTGTGTAAGTTATCTCGTTGCCAGATGTTGCGGCATCAAACTTTTCTGCCAGTGCTGCTTTGATTTCTGGGGGAAGGTTTTTGGCAGTAGCGGTGGTCATTGACACCGACTGAACAGCTTGTGGCGCAACTACGTTTGTGCGGTAAACCCCACCGAAAGAAGTTGGTGCGAGCTTTTGTTTTGTGCCACTTACTGCGTCATGCCGAAACTCAATAGAAATTGGCTTTCCTTCGCTAGCCAGCATGTCGCTGTTGTACGTTGCATTGTCCGTAACTTCCAGTTTGACTGGGTGATAGCTAGCATCATTAACAAGAAGATTGCCCAGCATCATTGGCTGAGAACGATAGAACCACCCACGTTGAATACCGCTAACTGTCGGGCCGAGATCAGACTTGATTGGCGTGATCTTCTCTTTAACCGAAGCTGGCGCTTCCGTAATTGACGGTGGCTTGACTGGCTCAGCAGGCTTAACAGCAGCGGGTGGTTCTGCTGCTGCTTTTAGTTTGTCTGCGCCGTATTGAAATATTTGTTCCGCTTCTAAAACTGAATATTCGTCTGTGACTCCGTACTCACGCATCGTGTCACGAAGATTTTCAAAATGCACATCGAGTGAATTTTGTAGCCCTCCCCAAAAAGCTTGTTGATCTTCTGCATCAGACAACAAAGTTTTTGCAAACTTAACCGCATCAAATTTAGTTTCCGCAGGTGCAGCAGGCGTTTCAGTCGGCGCAGCCGGGGTCTCAACCGTAGGCGCAGTAGTTTCAGTTTGCCCCTCAAACACTAGCTCGTCGGCTGGAACAAAACTTCTATTGTTGTTGAATAAAACTTCAACATATTTCCTGCCAGATTTTGGATCTGCTACAGGTTGCCCTACAACTTCTACTGGAAAATCAGAATCCGCACTACGCCAAGTAGCTTTACCTACCGGAGCAGGTGCAGGCGTTTCAACCACGGGCGCAGCAGGTACTTCAACCGCAGCCGGAGTCTCAACCACAGGTGCAGGTGCAGGTGCAGCGGGTTGGAGAGCAGCAAGCCGCTCAGCTAGCGCAGGGGGGATTGGTTTACCGGCGGCTTGAAGTTTAGCCACCATGCCTTCGTACATAATACGAGGGGCATCTTGTTTGCGCTGCGTAGCATCCGCAGCCGCTTCCTCTGGCGTCATTGATGTTGACGGCGCAGGTTGGAAGTTAGTCGCAGCCGGTACGACAGGCATCTGCGTAACAGTCGCCGGTCCCGGCTCAGTATCGGGTACTGCCGCAGGCTCAGCCACGTTGGGTTGGAAACCCAAGCGCATGCCACCCATCTCAAACGGGGCAGGAGCAGCGACTTCCGGTTCCGCTTGCGGCACAACTGCTGGCTGCTCAGCGCCAACTAACTGCCGCCCCCCTTTGCTATCCATGGGGGTGACAATCCCGTTCTTCTCCATCTGTTCAATCAACCGACCAGCACGGTTGTAACCGATCTTGAATTCGCGCTGAACCGCAGAGATTGATGGTCTTCCGGGGCCGCTAACAAAAGCAACAGCCTGATCGTATAAAGGATCGACTTGAAGTGTCGGCGCTGGTGGCGGTGGAGGCGGTGGAGGCGGCGGCGTTACCGCTGTTTGCCCAGCAGGTGGGGGTGGCGGAGGTGGTGCGGGTGGTTGACCGGGAGGTGGTGATGTCTGCTGACCTGCTTGCGCTTCAGCAAGCGCTTGTTCTACCGTGCGCTGTGCAACCAACGGATCAATGTCGCCCTTGCGTTCTTTGTATTCAGACAGCAGCGGGTTGTACGTTTCTTTGCGGAACTTAGTCGCTTCCCTGCTTGCCCGTTTCCACGCATCAAACGCAGCCGGATCAGCATCTTCGTCTGGCTTTTTGCCAAGCGCGATCTTCATTTCGGTAAGCTTTTGCTTAGCCGCTAAGTAATTGTCGTTCAGACCCAGCAGGTACTCTGGGGCATTCTTAATCGCGTCCTTCTTAGTTTTCTCTTCTGCCTCAAGCCTGCGCCGTTCAGCCAGTGCTTTCTGGTTGGCTTCAACAGTCTTTGTGTACTCACCAAGTTCGTAACGACTTTGCTCTGCGCCACGTTCAAACCGGCGACCGACACCACCAAACACACCACCAAGTAGCGCACCATCAAACGCACTATCCAAATACTCAGCGCGAGCTTTATCGTCCGAAAGACTAAGCCCCGCTTGCAAGCGCTCAAGAACTTGCTGCGCAGTTTCGGTGAGGGATTCAGCAGTTAACGCCTTGCCGGTACTCAGCGTGTAGTCAAGAACTTTTTTGCTGATTGTTTGTTCAACTACGTTTGCCGCAGCTTTGGCTGGTATGCCCAGAATCTTACTGACGCCGGGGATAAAAGCATTAGCAGCGGCATCAAGTCCAGACTGAAAGACGGCGGAACCAACAGCCGCGCCAAGATCTGTGCGTTCAAGTGGCGTGCCTTCCTTGACTTGCCGTGTGATGTTGGTTCCCGTAAACCCGGGGACACCAGCTAAAGTTCCAGCAGCACCCGCAGCAAGGAGCGCAGGCAAACCAACAGGTGCGGCAGCAGCGGCAGCACCTCCCGCTATAAGCGGTGCCAGCATTTGCGGAATAGAACTACCAATACGACCACCAAGATAATTAAGAGGGTCGTCGGCAAACCGTTCTACAGGTCGATACGCTTTTGCAGCCTCGGCTTCGCGTTCTTTTGCGTATTGCTCAGCATTGCGCATATCGCCAATACCGGCACGCGCTCCAGCCCGGGCAATGTCTGCTTTGTACTGTTCATACCCGCCAGAAAGCCCAGATAAAAGCCCCGACCCCGGCGGCGTAGTGGGAAGCGTTGGCTGTACCGGCTCCCGTGGGGTTATCCCAAACAGTTGGGGGTATGTATTTAGCGCCCTGCTCCACGCATCATCTGGAGTTTCGTTGGGGCGTACCTCTACTAACCGACCGTTTGGGAGTGGCAGATATTGGGGCATGGTTTAGCGTGGTGCGTAAAGATCGGTTACAGCCGGAGTTGTTGTGGGAACTTTTACCCGCGTATCAAATCGAGGGTCGTTTGAAATAACTCCCGGTCCCGGCCTGATCACACTTGGAATACCACCACCCATTAAAAGAGGAGCCGCTTGCCCTGCTGGCAAATTCATTACCGGAGGTCTGTCTTGTGCTCGCATCTTTCTTACGTCAGCCATTGTGTACAACGGTATGTGTTGCGTTGGGTCCATTATCCCCTTGTTCTGCGCAACCACTGAACTGTTGAGCAACACAAGCATTTCGTCGTCCGACTTACGGTGCGCACGTTCGTACCCAACTTTAATATCCCCATCACCCAAGATTCTTGCAAGCGCAATCATGTCGGGTTCTTTTTTGAGTTGTGCCAACGCAACCCGAGTGCTGTTGTTGGAAATGTGTATATTTGTTTCGGCAGCTATTCCTGCTCGCCTGTCATCGGCGGCTACGCTAGCGGAGTTCTTAGCTATATCAGAAGCAACTTGTGCGCTGACATTGAGTCGGGTCATTAGTGTATCGGTCAATTTGCTCTGGTAGTCACTAAGCGCTTTTGCTTGCTCAACTTTAAAGCCCATCGCGTCTTTTGCACGACCGTACTCTTCAGCGCGCCGACGCTCTTTCTCCAGCATCTCAAACTTGTCCAAGTCTTTGCTTGCCGCTTTGAAGTCTTTGAGCGCTTCTTTGTGCTGTTCAAATCCTTTGCCCAGTCCGCCAGCCACATTCTCCAAGAATCGGTGTGATTTGCCGGACGCAATAGCCAGCCCAGCATTTATCAAGAACATTGGCCCAAGCGTTTCTTTTTCTGCTGCCAATTCTTTTTTGGTCTTATCAATGTACTTAGCGCCAGCAGTCTCTTCGGCTTTTTCTAGTTGAGGCAATCCGGCAAACGCCTCGGAAGCAGTTTTCTGGCTTGTTTCAAACGCGCGTTTTGCGTCCGCCAAATACCTTTCAGCCGTACCTTGATCCATGTACACGCCAGCTTGTTCTTTAGCTTTTTCTGGACTAATGCCTTGTGCGCTAAGTAACGCTGTTACACCAGCAGAAGGCTTGAGCAGGCTGATGCCTTCACCGGGCGGGGGTTTCTTCACAATGCTGCGCGTGCCTTCGTCTGTAACTGGTGTTGGCGGAGGTGGTGGTGATGTTGGCGCTGGTTGATACCGCGCGTTCTGCATGTTGAAAATAAACTGCCCCAGCGCTGGCGAGTTAGCCGCAGCTTCCGCAATGTTTGTTTGTGTTGGTGCTTTGCCACTACTTGGCGAAACTTCGCGGCTTACAAAAGGGTTGCGGTCATTAGGCCCAACAGCCGGTGTTTCACCAGTCATCCGTGGGTTTGGAATCATTGGTGGATTAGCCGACGCTTCATACGCGGACGGTATCTCGCGGCTTAAAAGTGTTGGGACACCAACACTGCTAGTGGTGGCGGGAGTGAACGGCAAATTTATTTGCGGTGTTTGCGTTTTTCGCTGTTGAATTGCCGCTTCAATTGCAACGTCCGACAGACCAAGTTCTCTGCCTTTTGCACGAATCTCTGCTTCGGTTGCATCGCCGCCAAAGGCCATATGGACTTCTCCACCATCAGCGTACCCAGCGATCCCGCCGTCAGCCATGCCTTGCAGATTCGGAGCGGGCAACCCAGCGATACCTTGCGGTCCCGGCGCGGGTCCGGGGGGTGGAGCAGACGGTGGCATCTGCATACCCGGAGGCGGACCTTGCGGTGGCATACCCTGCGGTGGCATCTGTCCTTGTGGCCCACCGGGTGGTGGCATTGGCGCTCCACCTTGCTGTTGCGCCCCCATACCGGGAGGTGCCATACCTTGAGGATTAAGCGCGGCTACAGCCTGCGGAATAACTTTCGGTTGTTCCTGCCCACTCATCAACGCTTGCAAGCGCTGCATCTGTTCTTTGCGATCCTTGTCCACTTGCATGGCAAGGCTAACGTAGATGGCGTTGTCTTGATGCGCCGCAGCAAACTGTTGAAGCTGCGGGCCGTCCATCTTGGACAGCATGGCGTGGACTTTGGCGATATCCGGGTGGGCGACGCTTTGCAAAGACATGGTTCTACCTTATCCCATCTGAGCGATTGCAAGTGCAGGCAAACCGCGTGGCTGACGAATCATACCGCCTTCTGCCTTAAACAAATTACCTAACTGCGCGGCACCAATCGCAGCCGTACCAAAACCCGCAAGCTGCGAAGCCATACTTGGAGCTTGCTGATACTGCGCAGCGGTTGTTTGAGAAAGCGGCAAGCCGCGAAGGATGTTTGAGAACTGTCCGATCTGCTGGATTGGGTAGTCCCGTTGATTAACAAAGTCGTTGTAGTTCTGGGCAAGCTGTTGGTTTTGATAGTTCTGCGCTTGCTGCCCCATTTGGTTCTGGGCGTTGTATATGTTCAGACCTTGCTGGTTGTACAAGTTACTCAAGTTGCCGTAGTTCTGCATGCCCTGCATGCCCGATTGCAACGCTTGCAATCCATACCCCGCACCGTACTGCCGCGCCTGTTCGTTTAACTGATTGGCGGCTTGCCCGTACTGCGCAGCGTTTGCTGCGCCAGCCATCTGCTGCCCGTAGCCGTACTGATTAGCAAGCTCTTGTTGTTGCTGCGTAGTCAGCCCAGCCTGTTGATTGGCTAACGCGGCTTGCAGGGCTTGGTTGTTATACAACTGTTGCACACCAAGATTGGCGGCAAGGTTCTGCTGCCCTGTAGTCAGCCCAGCCTGCTGGTTTGCAAGGTTGGCCTGCTGCTGCATTTGCGCGTTCTGTAGGTTAGCCCCCTGCGTTAGCTGACTCTGCGCCAGTCCGTACTGTCCGGCCAAAGCTTGATTAGCAAGCGCGGTTTGGTTTGCTGCCTGTTGATTAGCAGCGTTTGCTGCCTGATTAAATTGCCCCTGCTGTAGACCGTACTGCGCGCCATATTGCTGATTAGCCAGTGCCGCCTGTTGCAAATTAGCAAGGTTCTGCATAGCCATCTGCTGATTCATCTGACCTTGCTGCAAGCCATACTGCGACCCGTACTGCTGGTTATTAGCCGCCGCTTGTTGTGCAAGCTGAGCGTTCTGAAGCGCAAGAGCCTGATCCATCTGACCTTGTTGTAGGCCGTACTGTCCTTGTAGTCCTTGGTTAGCAAGCTGCTGTTGCTGCGCCAACTGCGCATTTTGTAAAGCGGTGTTATACGCCTGCTGTTGGTTGAACTGTCCGGTCTGCATTCCGGCTTGTTGATTAGCCAGCGCTGCCTGTAGTCCTGATTGTTGGTTTAACTGCTGCGCGGTTAACCCTGTCTGCGCACCAAGACCCTGCGTCTGGAGTAACGCACTTAAATTCTGGACGCCAGTCTGTTGTTGCACCTGTTGGTTAGCCAAGGCTGCTTGAAGCGCTGCTTGCTGCTCAGTATTAAATTGCCCTTGTGCTGACTGAAATGCTGACTGCAACCCCTGCGCTTGAATGTCGCCCTTCTGTGTTGCCAGATTGCGAGCAGCTTCAGCGTTCTCAATAGCTTGCCGACTACCACCAAAAGCACCCGATTGCGCAAACCCAGCACCGCGCTTAGTCGATTGAATGTCTGCTTGTCGCTGAGCTTCGCGCTGTTGAATGTCCACCACATTCTGCATGTAGGGAGACATATACGCTTGGGCTGATCCGGGCTGGGTAAATGATCCAGTCCCGACATCCCGCGCGGCCTGCATTTGCAATTGTTGCAGTGGCAGCGCACTGACCCGCTCAGCATTCGCCGTTTGATAACCAATGCCTTGTGGAGAGTAGTTAAGCTGCTGCCCCGTGTATGTTGGAATAGCCGCTAAACCAGTGCGTGCGGCTTGTGCCGCAGACATAGTGGGCACATCACCAAGCTTTGCCGCCGTTCCAGTCTTCCCAGTAACAGTGGGAGCCGTTCCCATCTGCGCGGCCTTCATTGTTTGGGCTTCGGCTGTTGGGGAAACCCCCAGTCGTGCCGCAGTTGCTTCAGCACCCGTTACATCTTCGGGCTGTTGCATTTGAAAGAACTTCGCAGCCTGCGGGTTTACTGCCTGAAAGTTAAAGTCGGTGGGTGTGTACGCACTTTGCGACTGATACTGGTTACCGTACGCGGTTGGAGCATAGCTTGATGTACCGGCCTGCGTAGCCAAGTTGTACATGCTCTCAAGCGAGTTGCCCGCTTGCGCACCTAGCCCCATGGTTCTAAGCGCGGTGTATGCTTGCTGCGACAGTGGATCTACATTGGCAAAACGCTGACCATAGTAGAGCGGATACTGTTTAATCCCTGTGGGTTTACCAGTCGCATCAACATTAAAGAGCGCCCCCTGCGCCAAGCCGAGCATGCTCGTAACATAGGGTTCCGCATATGTCGGTATTGATGTCTGTGTTTGCTGAATTACGGTTGGATCGGTCGCCATGACTATTCCTTATGCTGGCAGCAGACGTTCTGCGTTTGTGTCGGTGGCTACTTTGTTTTTGCCAACCGTTTTGCGCCGTGCACGCTGAACACGGTCCATCATTGCGTATAGTTTACGCGCTCCTGCCTCAGTTGAGCCGTTGCCAATCTCAGACACGATACGGGCCGGAACAACAAACTCCCCATCGGCTAGCCGCGCGGGTTGGCGATCTCCAATAGTTGCCGGGATGTTGTCAGACACGCCATCACCGGGGCCGCGAAGCAAACGCCCACCATCAGAGTAGCCGCCCAGTGAACCCAGACCACCTTGGTTAAACGCCACGACACCCCCTGTTGCACCAGTTGGCGTTGTTCCAGCTTTGTATGGGGTAAGCGCTTCCCACGTATCGTTAAAGTACCGGCGTTCTCCAGTACCACTGTACGGCTCAGCGTTTCGTTGGCGTGTAAGCCTATATGGGCGGATGTACGAATCGGGCGTCAGCGAATCCAGCGTTGGCATTGGTGTTTTTTGCCCTTTACCAATAGCAGCCATTACAGGAAGCGCGGCCACTCCCGCACCAACGAGCGGATTACCACCACCCAATGTACTGAGCGGAGCCTTTGTGAACTTGTCCAGAAAACTTTGACTTGCGGCACTGCTTGCGGCACTTCTTGCGCCGGAACTGGCACCTTCCAAAGAACCCCAATTTTCAGTTGGGGCTATATAAGAAGGCACGCCTTCAACAATCGGGGCTGTAGTGCCCGAGCTAAAAAGATTGCCAAAAAACCCGGAGTTGGAACCAGCACCTGTGCCAGCCCCTGCGCCTGCGCCTGCACCAAAAGAACCGGCAAGACTAGCGCCACCATATGCGCCCAGACCAGCCATCAAACCGTTCTTCAAACTGCCGCTCTGTATACCCGTGAACCCGCCAACCAACCCTGCGGCTAGAAGCGGTCCCACACCGGGGATCATAGCCAGTCCCGCCCCTGCAATTGGCGCAAGGATTGGGTTGTTTGCAATAGACCCCGCAAGACCAGTGCCTTGGCTTGTGTTAATCCCCAGCAGATCGTCTGCTACCGTCTTGCGAAGAAGCCCTTCTTTGCCGGTGTAGTTGTTAATATTAAAAGGGTTCCAATACTCCGGCAACCCAGTCTTGGGGTTGATCGTGCCTGACCCGCCAAGGGATTTAAGCAGCGCCGCTTCTTGGGGATTGATATGCGCAAGGATTGTGTCTCCGCCTCGACCTTGGGCGGCTAGCTGCTGGGCAAGATTGTGTAGGCTCATGATTACGTCGCTGTGTTACTAATTAAAACGCCTTGCAAAATTAAACCAACAGAGTGCGTTCCTGATGCGGTTGAATATTGCCACTGAATGTCTGTTTTTTGCGTGTAGGGAAAAGGATTATTTCGTATTACTTGGTATCTTTGGTCCCAAGCTGTTTGCAATACCGTTAGGGTAACCGGGTGTGTTTGAGCGTTGTTTGTGCTTTTAACTTGATAGTTAATCGCATTCCCGGGCGCGGCATCGCCATTAAAAGCATTAATTGAAGTAATGTACATGGTGTACCCATTGGGTACAGAGTACACAGCGGCTTGTGACCTTCCCACCCCTATTGAAATTTGCGAGTAAGTAACCCCACCATTCTTTGCTGTAATTGTTCCTACGTTAGTAGTTTGACCAGTCCCTGTACTAGTCATAATCATGTTGTTAATACGAAGAAACTGATTTGTTGTAGTTACACCTGTTACGCCATTTAGCGTTACTGTTTCTGTTATGGCATCCCAATTTGAATCAAGTCCGCTAATAAGGATTGTTGCTCTGGTATTGTCGGATGCTGAAGTGCTGACAAGTGTCATTGTTACAGCAGACGCCGGGAAAGCATATTGAGTGGTTCCCGTTAATTCCCACAATGTATACAATGTTGTTTTAACATTATCAGAAAAAGCAAAAATATTTACTTGGCTTGCACCAGTAACTTTCCCACGGGCAACTTGCAACCCCCAATCCGCAGATTGCGAAGATTCTGTACTGATAGGTACGGGGGACGAAGTAGCCATTAGCTGCCCGAGTAAGTTGTCGATTTGGTTGAAGTACAACCGCAGGATGTTGTTGAGCTGGTTGATGTAATTCTGGTCGTACTCAACCGTCGCAACAGGTAAACGCGGAGCGACAATTCGATTAAGTTCATAATCTGATGTAATAACGTAACTCATCTGCGACCGTCATTACGGATGTCAATACGAGGAGAACCAAGCTGCCATTGCAGTCCAAGCTGGTTACCTTCAATCTTGAACGCCATCTGGCGTCCGCGAACACGCACATAGATCTGCCCAGTGTACGCTTCAATTGGATACGTGGATGTACGGGTGGACGTAGCGTAAGCGTTGCCAGCAACAGATAGCGGCGAGTTGTATCCTGAACCCGAGTTCTGCATGGGGTACAACGTCATGGTTACTTGCGGACTTGCGGCAGTAGACCCGTCAAATTTCAAGTCTGGCAACATGCGCCACACAAAACCGAAGTTGTTGCCGTCATCAATATCGAATTCAGACGACAAAATGTAGGAATCAATCGCCACGCCCGTGATTGAGTCAGTGCAATCATTGACCCCGTTTTCATGCCAGACAAGGTTATTGGAATACGTAGCGGCAATTGGGTAATCGTTCAGGCCACTATCAATCCAAGCCGTGCGCCCCATCGTGCCGTAGTACCAGACATTTTCCAAGTAGTTGTAGATGACGTACCGATCTACGGTATTACTACTGCCTGAACAATAGAACCACCAGATTTCATTAAAGCCTTCGTTGGTACTAGAGAAGACTTGATCAAACTGGCTTTTGTTTATGTTCTCAAACACATACTGGCGCAAGTCGCAGCTCAAAGTTTGTACGCGCCCATCGTACTTGTAAAATTTATCTACGCCCATCCAGTACATAACACCAGAAGCAAGCGCAGTAGCGTTTGGTCCGGCAATCGAGATGTTGTCACCAAGGAGTTGCGAACTCCAAACGTACGGTGGCCCAAGATATTGCAAAGAGTACACAGACGAGTCGGTCAAGACCACAATCTCTTGTCTACTCTGAATGGTCGTAACAATCTTGGAGCCGTGCGACAACCGCACACTGCCTGCCTGATTAGTAATATCGGGATACCAAGTTGTTAAAGAATCCTGATCTGACCAACGAATTAACATTGGGTCAAGGATCGTGCTGCCGTAGTCGTTTGTGCCAAACACCAAAATAAACCGACTAGCATCCGATACAGTAAACGTGTTTTGGTACAGCGGAGCGTAGCCATCCGATCCCCCCACGCTTGCAAGCGGGTATCCCCGAGCAGAAATATACTGTGTGCCAGATTGCGTACCTGTTGTGTTGATTGCCGAGCCGCCATACGTGGCAGATAGATTGCATGTAGTGCCGCTAGCGTTGATGACGTAATAAACCGTGCCCGGAATCAGTCCGGTTGGCAAGTAACCTGTTGTTGTCAGAGTTACCGCTGTGCCATTAGCCAGCGCATATCCAAGGGTCAATACAGCGGGGCTGGCAATAGTGACGGTAAATGCCGTATTTTGATACCCGGTTTCTGCGTCCCAATAATAAAGCGGGCTTCCACGTGGGCCATAGAGCAGGTTCTGCCCATAGTTAATCTGATTCCAAAGCTGGATGGCGTTGGTTGTAGTGCCGCCATTACCCCAAGTACCAGAACTCCACGGACCAGCACCCCAACCTGTAACCGGGATAGCGTACTGCGGGCCTGTATTTACTTGATAGGAAACGTAGACTGTACCGCCGCCAGTGGTGCTGGACGATGCTGTACCCGCAACAGAGATTGTGTATGAGTTTGTGCCCGCTGAAAGAATTACATACTCACCAGCAGCAATAGTCACGCCCCCAACCGTAGGAGCCGCGCCGGGATAGTATATGGTTATGTAGCTCCCAGTTGTAGCGCCGTTAGCAGTATCTGCGACGGTTACGGTTGTGTACCCGCCAGAGTTGGTAGTAGTGCTTGTGGTAAACGGGTTACTTAGCGTGCTGGTCTTACGGATTGGCGTGATGTCGTAGTACGATCCGCCGTTCTGGATGTAGAACTTCAGGTTTGTACCGACGCCCATCAAGTTAAGCGCAGCAAGCGTCACCCAAGACCAGAGCGAGCGGCAAATACCAACAAATGTGCTGGCAGAAATCTGCAACCAACCGCCAATTTTCTCGGGCGTGCCTTGGCGAAAGCGGATTTTTTCCGACTCGTAGTAACCGCCCTCGTTGGTGTACCGCGTGTTTTCGCGGTTAACCCCCGGTTTGAACAAAACCTTTTTTAGCATTATACTGGCCCGGTGTTAACTGGGAGAACACCATGTACGTGTATATTTGGAAAGATGCGGCAGAAGTTCCATTCTACGTTGGGTTCACAAAAAATAAACGGCGCAGCAACCCTCGGAACAACGGTAACAGAAACTGGCTTTGCAAACAAAAACTTGCTGCTGTAGGTGTAGAAAACGTAATTGTTGAGCTTCGTCCAGTCTTTTCTGTAGAAGCGGGTACGGCGCTTGAGTGCAGTTTGATATCCACAATAGGGCGTGTTCAAACGGGAAACGGTCCGTTGACCAATTTGACTTCTGGCGGGGATGGCGTTCATCCACCAACTCCTGAGCACATTGAAAAGTTGCGGCTAGCCATGCTAGACCCAAACCACCCCGTACGAAGCCCGGAAGCAAGAGCCAAACAACGCATGCGCATGCAAGATGCGGACATTAAAGCGCTGTTTTCTGGAAACGCAAACCCTGCCAAAAAACCAGAAGTACGCGAAAAGCTAAAGGCTAAATGGGCAGATCCTGCATACAAAAATGCGCGGATTGCAGAAAAGATTGGACGCCCCATCCACACGGAAGAAGAAAAACAGCGCCGCCGAGAAGCGCTCCTTGACCCAAACAACCCCATGCGCGATTTCCACAAGGCACTAAACACAGACCCCACAATTGCCGCCAAACGAGCAGCAACCCTAAGAACGCCAGAACAAAGGGCAAGGCAGTCTGAAGCTATGCGACGGTACTGGGCCAAACGCAAAGAGTCCATATAGTTACTTGCTCGCTACACCCTTGTGCTTCTCAAATGAGCGCATCCCGCCAAACCCGAGCAAGCCAGCCAGCAACGTCATGAGTTGCTCAACGTCCAAGTCTGGCGGAGGGTTCAACCCTTTGGGGATTATGTCATACCCCTGACCAAAAGCCCATAGCCATTGCATCAGGGGGTAGCCAAGAAATTGGTAAGCCAGACCTGCAACCCCAACCCAGCCGACAGCAGGACGCCAGCCAGCGACAAAAAAATTAGAAGACGCCGCTTCAATCTTATTGACTTCAACCTGTGCCAAGTCAGTGGCTTGGTCAATCTTCTTTTCCTCCAGATCGAGCTTGCGGTCTTCCAGCGCCATCTGGAGCTTCTCTTTGTCCGTCGTAATGAGATCGCCCGCAACTTTGCCAACACCTTCAATTATTGAGCCTATCCCGATTAAGTCCATTACTTGAGTCCTTGCAGGGTACGGTTGATCCAGCCGAGAAGGAATTTAGATTGCCCTCGGTCCTTGTTACAGATCTGCGCGTACCGGCTAATCTTTGCTAACGCATAGGCTGGCAAGAACTTCTCAGCAGTACAGATGTTCAACCGTTCGACGGTTTTTGCGCCGATGGCTCCGTCTGGGGTGACGCCGACGATGAGTTGAGCGAGCTTGGCTGCGACGCCGACTCCGGTGTTGACGGAGAAGTTGAAGATGGTTTCTGCAATAGCTTGTTCCTTAATTTCGTCACCTCGGATACGATCCCAAAAATGAGATTTATAGAATTCGCGGACCAAAGGCGTAGCTGACCCAAAGTCTTTGCGGTCGATGTGCTGCCATCCTGCCCAGTCGGGGTTTGGTTTTCTTGCGATACCTGCATAGGTCTGTCCTCCCCGGTCACCGGGAACGTCGGTTAGTTGGTATCCACCTTCGTCGTGGATCATCTTCTCAAAAGCAGGATTGAAGTCAGCCATTTTTTGCCTTGTTAATCTGTTCCCACGCGGCCTTCATTTTTTCTTCCAGCACCGCGACACGCAGGTCGAGTTTGGACAACACAACAATAAGCGTGATGATCGCCAACAGCACTGGCCATGCTTTGAAGAACAGATCAATCGTTTCCATTACTTCTTCATCCGTTCTTCAAGGATGACGATGCGCTCACGATTAACGTGAATCAGTTCGCGGTTCTCACCGATCTGTTTCTCAAGATCTTGACGAAGTTTCTCTCTAGCGAGTTCAGCGCCGGAGTTTACGGCTTGTTTGTTGTCGGATGTGACAACAAGAGAGATTTTGGCGTTGAGTACCGTCACATCGTGCGTCAGTTTATCGAGCGCAGACATCAGGTACACAACGCATGTAAAGAGAATCGGGAAAACAGCAAACGCGACTTTTTCGATCAGGTGCGATTTGGCTTCCAACTTCTCAGTCATTTTTTCAATCCTTTGAGCGTTTCAGCTAACCGAGCGCGTTGGCCAAGTTTCCCCGGCTTCTTTGCGGCAGCGGCTAGCTTCTTCTCTGGGATGGGCTTGCCCGGCTTGGCACCGAGTTCAGCCCGGAGTGCTCCGGGCTTTTTGATTGCGGACTGAATCCATTTCTCAGCCATTTTGTGCCTCTTTTGGCACCTGCGGGATTGCCTGTTCGCGGATTGACTGAACAACATCAGCAACTGCTTCATACGGGGCTTTGCCCAGAGCAGCCATAATGACGTTGACTTGGGCCAGCGACAGGGTAAGGGTGATGTTTTCCATTTAGTTAGTCCAAGGAAGTTGAGGTGAAACGACAGGTGGGTTGATCTGGTTGTCGATCTGAGTCTGCACAGCGGCCTCGGCAGAGTCTTTGTCTACGCCAGATGACCATATCCATCCAAGTACTTGATTTTGCGTAAGTTGGTCATAAGGCGTGTAGGGCGTACCAGCTACATACGTTACGTTGCAGGTCGAGTAGACCGAGCCGTTGTAGGTTCCGTCCGTGCCAGAGCAGGTCCAGTGGACAACGAACACTACGTCAGTCTGATTGTCATACTGCGGGTAGCAGTCGAGTTTTGTTACGGTCCATGTGAAAGTAGTCATAGTTTATTCTCCAGTTGAGAGATACGGATACGAAGGGATTGGATTTCCTTGACCAGCATTGGGACCAGTTTGGAGTAGTCCACAGCCATCATTTCATCAGGGTCTGCTGGTTGATTTACTGCTTCAGGAGCTACGGTCACAAGCTCTTGGGCTACAAATCCATAACGCTGGTGAGATCCGTCAGACTTCCAATCAAACTGTCGAACTTGGATTGCATCAATTAGATCAGATGCAGATTCAGCGTCTTGGATGTTTTCCTTTAGCCGTTGGTCAGAAGTAATGTTGTACAAAACTCCCGTTGTGCCGTTTTGGGTAATTGAGCCAATTACAGTACCTGCGTAAGTAAAATTGGCATAGCTGTTGCCGCTGGCAGTCCCACTTGCATGGTCAGCCACCGTTCTTGGTGAAGACGTGGCTCCGGTTGACAATATAACAACGCCGCCAGCGGATGGAGTAGTGCTAGTTGTTCCCAGCAACAAACTTCCATTAACATCCAGCGTCATCGCCTGTGTGAAGGTGATGGCATTACCTGCTGTGCCAGAGGGGGCCGTGAACCAAGCGTGAGAGCCGTTGCCCCCAGCATTTATTTCATATCTAACCGCATAGTTAGAGGATACTTTGTAAATCCAGTTTGAACCGTTGTAATAACAGTTTGCTCCAAAATATGCCAGAGGTGTCCCTGTATCTAGCGAGGCAAAGTGAACGCCGTTTTTTAGTTCAATAACTGGCGTAACGGTTGCCCAAGCACTCGGCGTGACCCCCAGACCAAGGTTACCGGAGGAGTCAATACGCGCTCGTTCTGTACCGTTGGTGACAATACGAGCCACATTTGAACCGGGTAAAAGTCCAAAATTGTTTAATCCCGCAGCGTCAGAAAAATCAATCTCGGTTGGGTCTGAGTAAAACAATCCAGCTTGACCTGTGCTGCCCCCTTTAAAACGAGCAACAAACCCGTTTGATGCGCTTTGAACATCCAGTTTATACCCCGGCGAACTCGTCCCAATGCCAAGGTTGCCGGAGGAGTCGAGGGTTAACCTTTGTGAACTTGCTGCGTTGTCATAAACAAACAGTGTTTGAGCATTGTAGTTTTGTCCGATTTGAAAACCGCTTGCTCCAGACCCATTACCTGCAAAGTTGATTGCTGGGTTTACCGCGCCCGAGTTAGTTACCGTAATTTGCCCGTTTGCCACAGTAAGTTTCTGTGACGGAGAACTCGTCCCAATACCTACGTTTCCACCATTCGCACATATAAAAACAGACCCATTAGAACCCTGATTTTGAATGTATAAATTGTTTGCGCCGCCATAGGTAGAAATCTCACCGTAAGCGCTTGCTGTTGTTGCGTTGTATCGCCACTGAGTGAACAAACCAACAGTCGATGATTGACCTACAAACGTGTCCGTGTTTGCAGCGTTGTTTTGAACGTGCAGTTTATATGCTGGCGAACTTGTCCCAATACCCAGCCCCGTGCTGGTCAGGCGCATTTGTTCTGTGCTGGAAATAGCAAACGCAATCGGTGTGCTTGCTCTATTGTAAATTCCTGCAATAGATGTGTTTTGAAACAAATCAAAACTGTCAGTGCCTAAAGTGCCTCCAGCAGACAGTCGAGTTCCAGCCGCAGAGCTACCCTTGATGTCGTTGTATTGGATTGTTCCGCCGCTATTCGTAAATATTTCAGACCCATCAAACGTCAATCTAGACCCAGTAGCCAAAGCACTTGACGAGCTTGCGTAGACAACACCGCCAGATGTGAATGACGTTAGTCCAGTACCACCGTAAGTTGTGCCGAGCGCATTCGTCAGGTTCAGCGTGTTCGCGGTGAGCGTCGTGCCGTTGAACGTCAGGTTTGCAGAGTCAGTCTCAAGACCGCCCGTAGTGCTGTACACTACCCGACCCGAAGTTAGGCCGGTGTTGGTGATGGAACTGAACGTACCCGCACCTCCAGATGCGCCGATCCGCACAAAGTCCGAACCGTTCCAAGCAACCTGAGCCTTTTCATTCACACCTAGTGTGACGCCTGTCGTGGGTCCAGCACCGCAAATCTTGACCGTGTACGTCCCTGACGTATTGATGATCGTGTAGATCTTGCTCGCTGCCGGTGCCGTGATGGTGATGTTGGCCGACGCTGGAGACGCGATAATAATGGCGTACTGCGACGAAGTTGCCCCGAGGCTTGAGCCTGTGGTCTTGGTCAGCGTCGTGTCGGTCGTAATCGTCTGCGCCCCGGCAACGGCTGCATCAATATAGTTTGAAATGTAGTTATTGACCGTATCACCCCAAGTCCCTGACAACTCCCCAGTAGCAGGGAGGGCAAGCCCAAGAAGCGTGGTATACGAAGTAGCCATTTCAAATCCTTAGATGTCGGTCCAGTTCGGCGTTTGGCCTGTGGAGATTGTAGACCAGTTTGGGGTTTCAGTATTGCTGATTGCTGCCCAGTTTGGTGTCTGCGTGGTTGTTACGGATGTCCAATTCGGAGTCTCGGTATTGCTAATTGCTGACCATGCGGGCGTCTGTGAATCGTCAATCAAGTTCCAAAGGAACGCGGCAATAACGGCATCGGAAATACCAGCGGCTTCGGCAACCGCTGAATAGAAAACAAGGACTGCCAATACCGAGTCAGCCCCGCTGGCAGTTTCTGAAATGTTTGTTGCAAAAGTTTGTTTAGCGGATATTGCATCAAGTCCGCTAGCGGCTTCGGCAACACCAGAATAGAACACAGCTTTAGCAGACGGGGCGTCTGCAATACCGGCTGTTTCATAAACAGCGCCGAAGAAAACAAAGCTAGAAGAAACCGAGTCAACTCCGCTTGCCGCTTCTGCGATAGCTGACGCAAATATTTGTGCGGCGGAAATTGCATCAACTCCACTTGCTGTTTCTGAAATACTTGTGACAAAAGTTTGCGCGGCAGATACTGCGTCAACGCCACTAGCAGACTCGGCAATCGCAGAAGCAAACAACTGTGCAGCGGATATAGCATCAACACCGCTCGCAGACTCGGAAATAATAGTGCTGAATAGCTGTGCCGCAGATATTGCATCAACGCCGCTTGCCGCTTCCGCGACAGCCGAGACAAATAGTTGCGCTGCGGATATTGAGTCAACACCGCTTGCCGTTTCTGCAACGGCGCGGTCATAGACAGACCCACCCCAAGCGGATATGCCCCACCCACCGGAACCCCACCCGCCTTCAGCCACGCTTCCATCCTTTAGGTAGCAGTCAAGCTAAACGTGTACGTCACATTGAGCGTATCGCCAGAAGCAACTGTGCGATCACCCGGAGAAGAGAAGTCAGCAGCAGAGAACAACGTGCCAGTCGTACCCGACTTTGCACTGCCGCTTGTTAAGAACGCACCACCAACCGTAGCAGTAGCGTTGATACTAAACTGCGCAGGGGAGGCCGAGTTAGTTGCCACTGACGGGTTAGCCGTCGTAGCCGTAGCAAAAGTACAAGCTACGCGGGTTGCGTTGCTATATGGAACCGCTTCGGTCCAGCCAGCGTGACTAGCCATCGTGTCACCAGCCGCAGGGGTGTTTGAAGCCCCGGCTCCATACAGCCCGATATACCACGTAGTGATTTGGGTCACGCTAGTCAGAGCAGATCCAGCCATGTATGCAAGACCTGCGTTGACAACCAAGTTGTCCGTCTCATCTGCCCACTTTAGTTTCCCGTCTGGGCCGAAGCACTCAAACCGAAAAACACCTTTGGCTGCTGCTGTTTGATCCATGATTAAGCGATCCTGATAATTGCTGAAGTGTTGGTTACTGCCGGAAACTGCACAGTAAACGTAGTTGTCGATGTCTTATCTGCGCCAAAATCCAACACACAGATGGCAGGATTTGTAGTCCCATTAGCCAAATAGATCAACGCTCCCCGCGCAGTAACCGCAGTAGTCCAGACGGCGTTATCAAATGACCAGTACGCAGTCGTGCCGGAATTACCAATAGTAGGGACTTGGCTAATAACAAGGACTTGCCCCCCAGCGGTATACCCCGAGGCAGAAACCTCGCCTGTGGAAGTGTACGCAGTGGTAGTCGCATCTAGTGTGGCGGCGTTGGTATACAACGCAATCTTGAAGACCTGCGTCGTGCCCGTGTTGAAGTTAAACGTCCCGCTAGGAAGCCCCGTCTTAAACGTGTTGGTTGTCCAATTGCCGGTAAACGCCATCAGGTCACCTTCTGACGATACTGACCAGAACGGTAAGCATCTTGACGCTCAAGTCCGTCACCCAACCGTTTAGCGAGAGCAAGCGCTTCTTTGTACTTGCCATCATACAAAGCCATCATGTCCTGCTCACCTTTCATGAAACTGTAGGCTTCAACAAGCGTACCGTACAACAGCACCGTATCAAAGTTATCGCCCAACCAAGTATTAACCGCAGTAACAATCGACGTTGGATAATAAAAGTAATGCAACTCTACGTTGTATATGGCGTCTGGCGTTGGTCCAAGAATAAAAGTCAGCTCGGCTTCGTTAGTAGACTGCGGACCAAACAGCGCGTAGTACTTTGGGGTAGCTGTGTCTGTTGGCTGCGGATACGCTTCGCGGATGAAGTTAACATCTTTATTCAGCAGGTACGAATACTCCCCACCAGTGGGGTACACAGCCATCGAGTACACAGACAAAAAGTCACCGGGGCAAGCAAGATACTTATTTCCCGTTGCCGTCACCCCGGTCACGTTTTTGCGCAGCGACGGGAACTGGATCGTGTTGTAAATGCGTTGTTCAGCCTGCTGAATGAACGTGTTCATATCAGTCGTCTGGAACGTGTTCTCCGTATAGTCGGAGACCGCAGTTACAAGCGCGGCATAGTTCATGCCATCGGACCCCGAGCCATCGTGCCTTTAGTGGCGCAGCCATTACCGCGAGTTTGAATGCCTGCGGTTTTAGTCGTTTTGTCCGGTCCGTTGTTGTACATCCCAACACTCATACGCATGGTATTGAGACTTCCAAGATCAGACGGTTTGCCGGGGTTAGTGCTAATCCCAACAGTTTTGCCCGACATGTCGTGGGGTTCTGCGTAAACGGAAGCAGGGCCAACTTCTTTGCCGCCTCGTTTCATGCTGAACTTAGCCATTACCGCCCCCGTGCGCCGCTGCGCTGGTTCATAGCACGAGATATGTTGCGACCGTATTTCATGCGGTCTTCCGAGGTTGGGCCACCGGCTTTCATGCTTTTGGCTCCCTTGTGCATACGGGACTCATGTCCCTTAACTTCTTTCTTGGCTTCGACATCTGCGATAGCCTTGACCGTTTTCCTATCCATGATGACTCCTATGTCGTCACAACCGTTACTGTACCCAATTGCACCTGTAAAACCAAGTTGTTAGGCGTGAGGGCAGTGTCAAAAAAACTTGCCCCACCAACCGGGTTCCACCCCCACTGAAAAATCCTGCTGCCGCCGCCCGCATAACCGTCTGCCAAAAGACCAGACACTTGATAAGTGTTGTCTTTACGCGGGTCGCGCACCCCTTGCGGATCATCAACAGGATACATGCCAAGCTGTAACTGAGGCTGATCTGGGTCCCAGCAACTAGGGCAAACCAAAAGGTTGTATATCTTGGTCTTGATTACTTCCTTCTTGAGCATGCTTAGCTTGAAGCCAAACCCGCACCTATCGCATACGGCAATTGAATTCTTGCCGGATGAAAACCTATTGCCCATTACGGACCATACCCAATAAACATCTGACGCGGCACCAAACGAAGCGCCGCCGTTTCGCGGTCTTCCTGCGCAGCCAACTCCCAAGCCTCGTCGTACTGCATCTTTAGTACTTCAAGCCTATTGATGCCGTCAGGAATTTTCAGCGCCACGTAGTAAGCAAGCCCTGCGGCCATGCAAGGAATAAACCGAAACGGCACATCCATGACGTTAACACCACCGCCTGCATCCTGCGTGCGACGCATGCGCCAGTAAACAAATTGATACGTAGTAACCCCATCCGGTGTGGGCCAAACTGTGATGGCAGGAACTTGCTGCCAGTAGACAGTGGCACCGGCTGTGTGCGCTGCGGCTGTCGTGTTCTGTTGTGCCCGGAAGCAGTTGTACAGCGTGGTGCCGCTGATATATCCGTAATTGATGATCTCGGAGTCGATCTTCACAAACCCAGCAGCGGGCAGATTATCGACCGAACTAACCGTAATCGTTGTGTCAGTGCTAGTGATTGTCGTGCTCAGCGTGGCAGACACTGGAGAAGTCTGCGCGTTATAGCGCTGCACCCACACTTGGATCGGGCGACCTTGTGACAATTTGTTTGGCAACGTAGCGTACGTTGATACGCTGATGCGGGTGATCGTCAGGTCAGACTGGTTAGATGTGCTGTTTGCATTTGTGCGAATTACATGCTCAAGCAGATCAACCGTGTCGTTGGGCAGCGCGTAGGTATTCTGCCCTTGCACCAAGGTGATCGTGCCCTGCTCAAACGTCCACATGTTGATGCCACGGTTTGCCCAGTCAGCAAACATGAGGTTAAGCGAACGCCGCGCTGTGCGCAGATCGTAACCCGAGCGCAACTCCGAGCCAGCACGCTCAAAAGCTTCCTCGACCAGTTCAGTCAGGTCGAGGTTAAATGAGGTTTGGCCGGATGTGTTTGCCATTAGTAGCTGCTAATAAAGTTTTGCTGCTTGGGGCCAATTGGCGTATACCCATTTGGGTATTGGTTCTGTGTGTTGGTAGACAACAGGCTAGGCAATCCCGACTGCTGCGGACTCCCACCGACAGACACACTTTGCGGCTGCGTAGGACCGGGGTTGTACATGCGTTGACCGTTAGGAGGTTGCTGTTGACCAAACGGATTCTGAAACTGCATTGGTTGCGGAGCAAAACCACCAAACACATTACCGCTCTGTTGGTTGTAACCCCCGCCATTTTGTGGCTGCACTTGTTGTGGTTGTGTTTGTGGCCCAAACGGATTATTAAACTGCGGAGTTGAGTCCGTCATACCGCCAAATGCGTATCGCTTACCTTCTGTGCGAGTTATGGGGTCCGTGGCTATCTGGTTAAACAGTGTGTACACCTCATTTGGCGTATCAAAATAATTGTAGCCTTTGATTTCGTTGTTTTCTTTTGGTAACGAGCGATCTGGGGTTATCGTGTTCTGTATAAACGGAGTAAAGGAATTAATCAGGGGAGCCAACCACCCAGCGTTACTAGTGATTTGTGGCGACGGCTTTACAGGAGCAGCAGCACTCGTATCGGCTTGGAGCGCGGATTGCATCGCGTTGTTGTTACGCAAGGAATCTAAAATATCGCTAAAAAACATAATATTTATTTCCCTTACCTAAACTTAGCCGTTTTCTTGGCTACCGACTTTGGCTGCGCTACAAACTGTTTACCTGCGGCTTTCCCTGCACGTTTAGCTTTGGTCGTTGCAGCATACTCAGACGGACTAAGACTTGCAATCGCCTTCTCAGGCAGATACCGCTCTCCAGTTTTGCTGGATGGCTTACCACTCTTGGTGCGCCACTTCTGGTCGCCCCAGTCTTTGAGGGATTGCTGAGGGGGTTTCAATCTTTCGCCCACGCTTTGTCATACAACTCAGCGTCAATTTCTTCGTCAGTCATTACATCAGGATCGCACACAACATCACAATCACACTGCCCCAATTCTTTAAGCAAACATTCTTCCATGCGTTGTTTAGTCACGATAACCTCCACCAGCAGCTTTATATTTCTTGGCAACAAGCTGTGCTTTACGGGCTGACCACTGACCTGCGCCCGTGCCTTGCGTTGCTGCCGCCTTTACCTGAGACACAATCCGTTTACGCAGACTTGGTTTGGTGTAGTTGCCTGCGGCATTAACCTTGCCGCCATCCTTGTACTGCGTAAAGTCAGTATCGTCGCGGCGAGCCTTGACCTTTGGTCCGGGCATCTTCTTGGGGTTGATGTCTCCCATACCGCGACTGGTTCTCATTTTAGCAACTGCCGCCGCCAGCCATTTTGACCATCATGCCTTTGGTCTTGCCGCGTTGTGCGCAACCATCAGCACGCGAAGAAGCAGAGCCGCCGCCTGCCATTTTCTTGGGCTTCTTGATTGGTTTGGTTGGGCCTTCGTAGTCGATAGGGGGGTTGCCCATGTCGGCTGTGTAGATGTCTGCTTCGCCGGGTTTCTTTTCAAGCGCCATAATTAACAAGCTCCGCCTTTTTTAAGTAGTTTACCTTTAGTCTTGCCCTTCTGGGCAATCCCGTCTGCACGTGAAGAAGCGGACCCGCCCTTCTTCATACCCATCATCTCGGACTTTTCGTGTTTGATCATGGCGGCGGGAGCACCCTTCTTCTTCATGAAGGCCACTTCTTTACCAACCATTTTCTTTGACTCAGCCATATCACCACCTTTTGAAAATTTACGACCCTTGTCAGCCGCTGCAAAGTCCTTGCCCACGGACTGAGGGACGCCAGCTTTCTTGGCAAAACTGGGGCTGTGGGCTACAGCCTCCATGAAATTGTGCTGCTTCTTCGACGTACTAGGCATGATGGTCCATCAGCTTATCAATCTTGGCTTCAAGCCGATCAAGCCTGTCCATTACCCGATTGATGTCGGCGTGAACTTCGGACTTGGTAACGTACTCTTTGGCAATCTCTTCGCGGGTCTTGTTTAGCAGCACTTGCAGGCGCTGCATCTCATCAAAAACGCTCTTGAGGAAAAATCCAACCACGCTGATTCCAACCGAAAGAACTGCGTTCCAGATCGTGTGTTCCATCACACAAACCGCCCTTTGGTTTTGCCGCGCTGCGCGCAGCCGTCTGCACGGGAAGAAGCGCTGCCACCTTTCGCCATCTTCTTGACTGCACCACCTTTAGCCATCTTCAGGGGGTTATCTTTGAGCTTCAACACCCTGTCCGTAGCGTACAGACTTGGCTCTTTTTCAAGATCTTGGTCAGACATCCCCGCACGTTGCTTTGCGGTTTGATACCGAGATTCGCGGCGTGCAATATCTTCAGCAATCATCTCGTTTTTTTGATTAGCCGGGTGCCCAAGAACGAGGCCCATCTTATCTATAATACGGCTACCCAAAGGACGTTCACGCTCACTCGTAGCCGATTCTAGTTCTGCCTGTTGTTTTGCGCGTTCTTTGCGTTTTTCGTCTGGCGTTAAATTGCCAAACCTAGCCATCCGCGTTTCGTCATCAGCAATAGGTCTTGCCATCTCAACACTTCCACGCCCGGAGGCTCTTATTGATACGAGAGTCTGGATCGTTAGCGGTTTTGGCGCTAGTGAGCTTTTTCTTCATGCCCGACATCCGGGCACAGAATGACTTCTTGCGTGAGCCACCTTCGGGTTGCGGTGGCTTGAGTCCGGGTTTCCCCGGATTAGCAGCGTTGTAGGAAGCACGCCCTTTGGCGTTCAAACCGCCACTCTCAGACTTGCCTTCTTTGCGCTGCCATGCAGGGGACTTAGCCATGATTATGCCTGTGCTTCTTTCCAAGACAACCGAGCAGACAGCGTGATTGCCGTTGCCGTTAGTGGTGTGACGCACACATACAGAATGTCTGGACCATCTGGGTACGTCTGAGCGTATGACGTTGGAACCGTGGCAACAGTTCCGCCACCAAGGATAGAGTTACCCAAGTCACGGACTTGCGACAAATCCAACGTGGTCTGACCGTTAGAGTTTGTAAATGCTGCCGCTACTGACTCACCGCCAGACAACGTAACTGTATTAGTGGTATTGGTTGCTACTTGCGCCAAAGACGAAGTATAAGCGCCAGAACCCTGAGTAGTTGGACTACGCCAGTTTGCAATACTAAACGCCGCAGATGGATACCCATTCAGCACAAGATTGACCAACAACGGACCAGTTGCGTAAATACCCAATTCAAACAACTGTAACTGCATACGGTTGATGATTTCTTGCGCTCCAAGAAGACCAATCTGCCCGTTAGAAACAGATGGGGCAATCCGAATTGCAAGAATTGGCGTAACCTGTGTTATCGACGTTGTAGTCGTCATCTGGATAGGGTTACCGAAGTTAAAGATCAGCGACTTGTCGTCGTTGAACTGCCCATCCATAATTACCGACGAACCCCAGTGCGATAAAGATGGAGTCGTATCGGGCGTTACAAGTTCAATAGCCGTTGGAGCAGTTGCGCTTAAAGTAAACGTAGTTGCTGACGCCCCACCAGTTACACCTCTGGTTAAACCCGTCAGCACGTTGTTGCTGTTTCCAGTGTAAGAAACATATTCAACAGCCGAGCCATCTTGAACCTTTACCGTACCAGATGGAGGAAACAGCGTGGAATTCAGCACGGACATTGACGTTACATTGCCTGACAACAACGTAGC